CGTTGAAGAGTGTGCTGCGTTTCCGTACGGGGATCATGATGACTTGGTTGATAGTACAACACAAGCAATTATGCGATTTAGGCAGGGAGGATTATTAGAACACCCTGAAGATTATGTGGATGAACCACAAGAAAACGTTAAAAGGAATTATTATTAATGATAAAATTTGGGATGAAACTGCCAGAAATTTTTAACCAATTGGTTAGAGGTTATCAAAAAGTTAAAGGTGTAGAACCTAAAGGACTTGATCTTATTAAAATTAAACAAGAAGCAGTGTCAAGATTTAAAGACATGAATAAGGTTGTTGATATGGAAGGTAAATCAATCGACACATCAAAAGGTATCATGGGCGGTAAACAAGCTAAAGCTATGGGTGGACGTATTGGTTTAAAAGATGGTGAAGGTATTATGAAGATGGCATCTATGGAAGAAAATGAAAGAGAATTTATGAGACTTGTAGAGGAGTTTATGGAACAAGGTTTTAGCCAACAAGAAGCAATTGAAGAAGCTAAAGATACACTTGAAAGAAAATCAATCGCTACAGGTGGACGTGCAGGTTTTAAAGATGGTGAAGGTATTATGCAGATGGCTACTATGGAGAATGATTACGAACAAGAATTTATGAAACTCGTAGGAGAGTTTATGGAAAACGGTTTTAGTCAACAAGAAGCAATTGATGCAGCCAAAGATGAGATTGAAAGATTAAGAGATAAATTTGTTTCAGCACCAGATCCTATGGATGAGAGAAACACGGTAATGGAAAATATTGCAATATCAGAATTTGGTAAACCTTTAAAAGACTTAGGTGAAGATGAAATAATTCAAATAGAAGAAATGATGGAAGAGATGACTAAGATAGATAGAGGAGCACCATCAATTACATTAGCAGATGGTGGCCGTGCAGAATTTAAAGATGGGTTATCTAGCAAATTAAATAAAAAATTTACAATTGATGGCGGAACTTTACGAAGCATGTTTTTTAATAAAAACAATCCTATTTTAACAGGATTTAATGTTTCAGAATTAGTTGATCTTGCTGTAAGAAATATAGGTCCTGCTATAGGTTTAGCTGAGGGCGGACGTGCAGCATTTAAAGACGGACCAAAAGATCCTAGAAGAAGAGGTTTTATGAAAGCAGCTGTAGGAATTGCATCGATGTTACCATTTGGAATTGGTAAAGGAGTTAAGATGGCAAAACCTGCAATTGAAAAAGCTGTAGATATTTCAGGACCAGCATTAGCTAAAGTTGTAGAGACTGTAATGTCTCTTGGTAAAACTATTTCACAATCTGGCAAAAGAGTTAAAGAAATGATAACTAAAAAAAGACACAAAGGTGTTGAAGTTGAAGAAGATATAATGGACGGAAGCTACACAATTAAAAAAGGCGATAAAGAAATTTACTTTAAACCTGGAAGACAAGATGAGATGGGTATTGACGATGACATTATAGAAGTTATTGAAAAGACAGTCACTAAAAAAGCTAGCGGCGGTGTTGCTAGATTGTTAGGTGAATAATGGACGATCTTCTTTCTGCAATCAGAAAACTACAAGATCTATACGATGATCCAGATATCGTAACTACAGCAGATCAAATCAACAGACCAGAACCAAAACAAGAAGTAAAGAATATAGAACTTGTTAATGACTTTATGAAACGTAATCCACGAGCTGATGGTGGACGTATGGGTTATTCTATTGGAGATAGAGTTGATCCAATAATTCCTCAAAATAATTTAATGGACATGACGTTAGAAGAGTCCACTACAGGTCCTGGTGGTTATCCAATGACAGCGGGTTTTACAACAGCTATGAAAGTGCCTAGCGCAATAAAAGCTATTGAATCAGGGGCAGCTAACGTTAACAAAGCTAAAAAAATAGTAACTGATTTTTTTAAACAAAGACAACCTTATACTGGTGCAACTAAAATTGGAGAATCTACTACAAAGGATTTTACTCCTGAAAAAAATTTTTTATCCGTATTAAAAAGTTACATGAATAAATATACGGGAGGCAGTCTTAGTCAAGCTTCTAGAGATTTAGGGATAAGTAGAAATACACTTAAAGGCATAGATGAAAGAATTAATTTACAAGAAAAAGGTAGTAGGATATCGGGACTTGGTTTTAAAAATCCAGCTAAAATTTCAGAACCTATTGATGGTCTTCAATATGCACAAATGACTACTTTGATGAAAAATGACCCTAATAAATTTAAAATTCTTAAAGGTGGTAAAAATAAATTTCTTGATCAAGAATCTTTAGGACATTATTTAGGTGTTAAATTTGCAAGAGACCCAAAAACAGGAACTAGAGTAGAGATTGGAAAATTTCAATATGATCAATTAGGTTCAATGTTAAAACAATTAAACGTTAAAAAAAATAAACTAGGTGAATTTAATGTTGATGATGCAATTAATAAACTTTTAAATAAAAATAAAACTAAACTTGTAAAAGGTCAAAGAGTAAGTGATGCCGGTAAAGATAGATATACTCTTGAAAAAAAATATGACCCTGAATTATTTTCTATAAGAGCAGGTTTAATAGATAGAGTTGGTAGCCGTGCAAAAGGTTTAGATGTTTATTTACCAAATGCTATTGATGATGTAGGTCACCCTTTTTCTTTATCTAAATCTATAAAAAAATATAATAAACTATTTAAAGATTCAAACATGAATAGTATAAATACTTTAGTTTACCAGGATCACACATTAAATACTAAATTACATAAAGTAACTGGGTTTGAAGGAAGATATGAAAAAATGTTTGATCAACTTGCAAAACTTCAAAATAAAAAAATTACACCTAAGATCCAAGAACAATTAATTGATATTAAAAATCAAATGAATTTAAATTATACGAATTATATTAACCTTCTATCAAACCCTAAAAAAATAAAAGAAGTTTTATCTAAAAAAACTAAAATATTTGGAGACTCTAAAGTAAATATTACAGATGATTTTGCAAAATATTTATCCGGTCAAGTTGATAGAGTTCAAAAGATAGATATAAATATTCCAAAAATTGGAGATACTTTTAAATCAAAAGATCTTTTTGTAGACATGTCTACAGTTAATCCAAAATATATAATGGGATATGTAAATCAAATAAATCCAAAAGCTAAAAAATTTAAAGATCTTAGTATGTCAGAAAAAGCTATTTTTAAACAAAATGCATTAAATCAAAATGCTGATATTGTTTCAGAGTATTATAAAAAAGCAAAATTTCCTATTGATGATGTTGAAGCTGTTAAAGAAACAATTAAAATGGATTTTGCAAAAGGAGGACCAGTAGACATAGATCTAAGTTTTTTTGCAGGTGGAGGTGTTGCAAAAGAAGCAGGCGATTCATCAGGCCCACCACCACAATCAGGACCTACACCTCAAGGGTTGCAAGGTCTATTTAATCGTGTTAAGAAGGTATAGGAGTAATAAATGGCAGATATAGATAAAGGACTCCCTAACACTAGAACTAAACTTGAAATTCCTTCAGATGAAGAGTTGCAAGAAGATGTTAGTGTTCAGGATGAAGAAGAATTACAAAAAGAACCAGTTGAAATTATCCCCGAAGAAGATGGTGGAGCAACTATCGATTATGATCCAGGTGCAATAAATGTATCAGGAACACAATCACACTTTGATAACCTAGCAGACATTTTACCAGAAGATTCAATTGAACCAATCGGAAACGAAATGGTTCAAAACTATATGGATTACAAATCTTCTAGAAAAGAATGGGAAAGTGCTTACACAACCGGATTAGACTTATTAGGTTTTAAATATGAAAATAGAACTGAACCTTTTCAAGGAGCTTCAGGTGCAACCCACCCAGTTCTTGCAGAAGCAGTAACACAATTTCAAGCACAAGCTTATAAAGAATTATTACCAAGTGATGGTCCAGTTAGAACACAAGTTATAGGAGTTAAAAATCCAGAAACTGAACAACAGTCGCAACGTGTTAAAGATTACATGAATTATTTAATTATGGATACAATGAAAGAATATGAATCTGAATTTGACTCTATGTTATTTCATTTACCACTTGCAGGATCTACATTTAAAAAAGTTTACTACGACGTACCACTTGGAAGAGTGGTATCGAAGTTTGTACCAGCGGATGAATTAATTGTTCCGTACACAGCTAC